GGTCGCGTAACCCGATTGGGGCGCGCCTTGCCGAAGACTTCTTACCCCGGCACCCCCCCTACCCGCCTTGGCACGGGCGCTCGACGTTATCGTCGGTTCTTGCACGTTGCCCGTGCGTGCGCGCAGCCATACGGCTCGCCTCGGCGTGCCTGACATAGGCCGGAACGGGATTGTGAATCGATTCACTTTGGATGAGCAGCATCGTCCGCGTCGCGCAATGCGTCTTCGGCTGACGTTGCTCCCTCCCGGCTGTGCAGGCTGTCCCGGCATTCTTCTATCACGCGCGCGACTTCTGGGAAGACGACACGAATGGCTCGGATGTCCTGCCTGTACTCCCAATGCAGCGCTTGGCGCGTGCGGCCTCGTTGCTCGGCTTGCTGTTGGAACGAGCGCAGAATCCACGCTGTGTCACCCGCACCGAATCGGATCACGGTGCGGAATGCTGTCGATGACAACTCAGCGAGAGTCGCGAGTCTGCGCGTGAGATCGTGGCCTGATCCGAACTTGAGTTCCTCCAGTTCCTGCAAGCGCTCAAGTATCTCGCCTGTGATCTTTGCGGCCATCGTCGCGCTCTCCTGCGTTGAACGCTGCACCGGCTCTGAGTTCAGCGTGTACGTGATCATCGTCCGTCACTTGTGCTTCACGCTGCATCGCTGCACGCCCGCGCGTTGCAACGCTACAGCGCAGCAGATGAGGCACAGCGCTATGTCGGAGCGAGGGACTCGCAGCACCTCGTCATCCTCAAGCTCACCGTGGATGGGACAGATGATGACCTCACTCGCCACTTGCTCTCCTGCGCCGAGCGTCTGCGATTGCTGCGGCTGCGCATCGCCGGTCGTCTTGCTCTCCTGTTGGCGCAGGAGATACGAGATGGAGCGTGCCTTGTATGGTCGCTTCATCAAAGTCCTCGCGTCGGGTCGAATATCAGCGTCGTCATCTCCTCATCGAACGAGACTGCGTCGAGTCCCTCGATGGCAAGCGTGCCGATCTGCTCCTGCTGCTGCATCGCCTGCTTCGCTCCCCGCAGGCGCTTGATGCGCTCTCCGAATTCCTTGACTGACGATTTACGTCTGACTTCCAGCGTCGAGATCGCCCGATCGATCTTCGACATCAGGATGTACGCTTCTAGTTGTCGTTTGGTTGTGTCGCTTTGATCCACTTCGTGTTCCTCCGATGGCCGCGTTTGGAGACTTGCGCCGACAGGCGCTGATGCTTGTTCCAAGCGTGCCTTGATATGTTTTTAGGTTTTGAACGCGCCTGCACGGACACCGTTGTGCGCGTGAGATGCGGTTGATGTCAACTCGCTTTGATCGTGTCGGTTTTGATCGTGACCGTCGATTGCATCAGCCTGCGCAGTATCGCCTCGCCCGCTGCGCCTTCAAAGAAGCGCGACTTGAAGTGCGCTCCGGTCAGTTGCGTCGTGATGATCGTCGCCCGCTGCCAATCGCACCGCTTGCGCAGCAAGTGCAGCAGACCCGTTTCGTGCTTCGTGCTCGTCGGCTCGTTGCCGAGATCGTCGATGAACAGGAAATGAACGCGCTCTGCGTCGGCTGGTATGCCCTTCGTCGCCATCTCGTAGCTGTCGAGCCAGAGCCAAGTGTACTGTGACTCGCCAGCGCGGCGCATATTCTCCTCCACGATCAGGCGCACGATCTGCCACGCAAGACGGGTTTTGCAGGAGCCCGTTGTGCCGTGGATCAGCAGACCTTTGCGCGATGTGAAGCTGAACGTGCGGTTCAACTCGATGCGTGCGGCGTTGTTCCCAAGCTGCGGGTTCCAGTCCCTGAACTCAGTCGGGATGATGCCTTCGAGACGGCTACCAGCGATCAAATCCTGTTCCTGCCTGATGCGTTCCTTGCCGTCCTCTGAGCAGCGCTGGCAGCAGATATTCGGCAGGAAGCCGAAGACGCCGAGCGGAATGACCTTGGCGTCGTCGTCGTCGCCTAGATGTGCGCCGCAATGCCGGCAAACGCCTAGCTGCGCTGTCCCATCCGGCGACTTCCTGCGCTCTGCCTCCCATCGCCGGATAAAGATGTCCCTGTCGGTGTCTGCGGCTTCGCTGATGTGTATCGGTTCAGGTGCCATCGAAAAACCCCTTGTCGTGATCTTCCGCGCTTGGCGCGGTCAGTTGGTGCTTGTTGGTGCGCAGGGTTGGCTGCGCGTTTGTCTGGAGCGGGCGGTCGATGCGGTTTAGCCAGTTTACGAAGCGACGGCGCGTTGGCTGGCGGTTATGCGCCGAGCACCAATTCGCCATCTTCGCGAACTCGCGAGCCACATCGATCCCGGCGTAGGCCGAGTCTTTGCCGAGATCAGCAAGCCACGTTGCGTCGTCTGCTGGCGCGGATGCCTCCGCGCTTCGGGTCTTCTTCTCCTTCTCCTTCCCATTCCTTTCTCCTTCTCTTTCCTCTTCTCTTTCTCTTTCCGTTAGGTTCGAGCTTAGGTTCAGCTTTGGCTCAGCTTTGGTTTCGCTTTGGATGTGCTTTGCTCCGTTTGCCCTGACGGCTGCTACCTTGGCTTCGGATTTGCTCTGACCTCCCTTCCTTCCGGCCTCTCGCCGCACCTCGATCTCGCGCTGCTTCTCGACGGGGTATTCCCACACGATCAGGTCGTTCCCGTCCCACTCCAGAAGCTTGGATGCGCCGTCAATCTCCTCACGGGTGACGCCGCACGTTTGCTGCCATTGCCGGTCCTTCCAGTCAGCGCAATCGCTGACGATGCCGCCGTTCTCCTGCTCGCAGCAGTACGCCAGCACGGCGAGCCACGTCGCCCTCGACACAGGCTCGGAGCCTATGAACGCGGGTGACCTCAGCGTTGTGATTCTAAGGTTGATCCAATGCATTGCGGTGATGCCGCAATCGAGATGCGGACGCCTGTGTTTTCTTCGGTGATGCCGGGGTGGGATGTGCCAACGTACCGCTTCTCGACGTACAGGCTCGCGACTTGAGAGTCGTCGCGCCAGAGACGGCCAGATTTGGTGATGCAGTCGAGCACTAGCTTGGCGAGATTGTCCACGTCAGGCTTCGTGATCGGGATCGTGTCGCGATAGCGCTCCTTGATCGCGCCTGACGTTGATCGCATATATTGCGGTCGCGGCAGGCTGAATCGAAGGACGACATCGAACGGGTGATCGTCGGATGCGTAGGCTTGCGGGATCGCGGAAAGAACGCCGATGGTCACGGCTTTCTTCCAGTCGTCCGCAATGTCGCTGTCGTACATCCGCGCGACGTACTTGCTCCCCATTTTGCGCGCGAATGCTCGCGGTCTCGGCTGACCCTTTGGCTCGCCGGTGATGAACAGTTCTACGTTGTTCACGGTATGTCCTTTGTTTGCATTCCACGGTGCTTGCCGATCAGCAGACGCTCATCGCGAGTCAGGTAGACGCGACGCAGGCCAAGCATCGTGCATTGGCGAATCACATCGACCCAATCGCATTTCATCTCTGCGACGATCTCCTTGGTCTGCTTCATCAGCATCAGCATTTCGCGGATGCGCTTTGTGGTGGGCTTTTGTGGATAGCTCATCTTTCGCGGAGTCAAAGTACCGCCTTGATCTTTCGCTTGGTCTCCAGATGGAACTTAGCATCCTTCGGGAGTTCGAGTATCTCGGAAAGCACGGTGTGAACCGTGCCTGTTCGAGCCGCAGTCGCAGATTGTCCTTCTCTGCGATCTGCATTCGCTCCTCCCTACAGGCGCAGGCGTAGTGATGCGTCGTGCATCTGATTTCCTTGCTCACGGCTGCACCTCAACCTTCGCGGCTTCAACGGGAACAGGTCGTTCCGCGTCCTTTCGCCTGCGCAACAGGAACTCTCGCTCCTCTTGCGTGATCAGTTGCTTGTGGTATCCGCCGCGCTCGGCGCGCTTCGTGACCGTCAGCCAGCTAGTGTTGAGGGACTTTGTGATGTCGCGCACGCTGTGGAATTCCGACAGCCTGCGCATAATCTCGCGGTCGAGTTTGTCCTGTTCGATCTTAGTTCGTTTTGTTGGCATTTGATTTGAATCTTCCGCGTTTGTCTCGGCGTGCCTTCTCGCGTTCGATGCGACCGAAGAAGTCAGCCATCCATTGTGTATCCCGTCCGCGCTCAACGCCGCTTTGCTCGCCTACGAGCCAGCCGACGCAGAACCCGATGACGAGGCTGCTGCTGATCAGCGTGATCGCCAATGTGGTGCTCATCGTTGGTTACTTCCGATACCACGCGGGCAGGCTGATCTCGGTGACGAGCGGCTCGATGTTCGGCCATTCCCCAGAGGTCAGGCACTTCGACAGTCGCTTCAGGTCGAGGATCGTTTCATCCTGACCGCAGGCGATGGCGTCATCCGACAGCTTGTATACCGCCACGCCGTAGGGCTCGACCTTCTCGACGACGATGAAGTACATCGTGAAGACCGGCTCCTTCCAGAGCTCCGAGATCAGCGGCAGATAGAACCCAGCCTGCCGATGATATCCCCATTGGTAAACCGCACGCTCAAACGCCCGTGCTGATCCGTCATCGAGACTGTCGATGGTCTTGAGATCGACGACGTATGGCTTGCCCTGCGTGATGTCACAGCCGTCTGGATTAAACCAGTCGGTGCGCACTTGCAGATCGCCAAGCTGTCCTTCCTTGCGCCACGAACGCTCCGCGAATCCCCTCCGCAGCAAGCAACTCGCCAAAGGATTGCAGCGCACAGATGCGGCGATGTTCTCGACGAGCATCCATTCGTCTGGGTCTAGGGCGATGCGATCACCGAGCTTCGCTTCGAACTCCGCTGCGGCCAGCTTCCCTTCCTTCGTGCGCCTGTCGAACTTCATCGACTGCGCATAGCGCTCCATAAACGTGTCGCGCTCAAGGACGAGAGCGTGCGCTGCCGATCCGATAACGAAGCTGCTGCTCGGCTCACGCTCCTCGATGGTCTTCGCGATGTATCGCTTGTAGAACATCTGGGGGCGCTTGCGGAACACCTCCAGCTTGCTGTGGCTGATCGCTGAGTTGGAGTGATACTCCTTGGAGGTCTCGATGATCATTTGGCCTCCTCCGTTTCCGTCGCCTGCTCAGCCATCACCTCGTCGAACGCGCTCGCCAGACCGCCAGCGATCTTCTGCTCGACCGGCTGCACGTAGCTCTCCTCGTCCTTCTCCAGCACATCGCGGAACTCAGGTGAGAGCGGGAGCCACTTGCTGAGGCGTCGGAATGCCGTCTTCTTCGCCATCTCGTTGTAGTCCGTGACCCAAGGTCCGTACTGCGACGCACGGCTACGACCGCGCACGGCATCGATCTCGGCTACCGACAGAACCTCAGCCTTACGGCTTCCGTCCTTGAACTCAGCCAGCGCGTAGACCGCATAGACGCCGCCAGCTTCCGCCGGTGCGCCTGCATCACGCCGCAGGAAGTGCGGGATGTGCTTCTCGACCTTGCCTGCGCTGTACTCAAACAGGTCGCCCTCCCGCACAACGTCAGCGTGCAGATTGGAGACCGAGCCTGAGCGCATCGCCAGCTCGACCAGTCCCTTCCAGTCGATGATCAGTTGGCATTCGACCACGCCGCGCTTGCGGTTTTCGAACGGGATCAGGTGAGCGCGCCTTCCATCCGGCTCCAAGCCGAACTGGGACAGCGTGAGAAGCTGTGCGAAGAACGAGGCTTGGTCGCATTGCGCCAGCTTCGGCGTGCGGGTGATGGCCGTGACAGCGACTCGGATGAATCGGTCAGGCGTGAGGTGCTTCGGGAGAGCCTTGGCGACCGCTTGCGCGAACGTAGTGCTTTCGAGGTGCTGACGGATGGTCAGCTTGCCGGGAGCGGTTGCAATCGCGACCGCGTCGTTTTTGACTGTATCGTTCATTGTGTTGTTGTCCTTGTCTGTCGTGTTGACCGCTCATCGTTAATTCGGTGAGCGGTTTTCGCTTTTCAGGGGGAATCAGTTCTCGTCGAAGGTGATCCGGTCGTTAATCTCAGTACGGGTTGTTCTCGTCGTCCTCTACGCTCGCAGAGGCAGGAGCAGAGTCTGAGGAGATGCTGCCGTGGATCAGGCTTCGCGCCGCTTCACGCAAGCGAACGTCCTCATCGCGCGGAGGGAACGGAGTGCCATCCTTGCGAAGCTGCGGCTCGCGATCTTGAGCATACCAAGCCACAGACTTCGACGGGAGGTCGCAAAGACGGACGCCGCTGTTCTTTCCGAAGTGCACGCGCACCGCGCCGGGATCGCTGATCGCCATCGTTGGCTTCGGCACAACTGCACCTGTGAAGCTAGCGGGGAAGGTGCTAGCCGTCGAAGAGGAGGCTGGCGGTACGGACCTAGTTGGGGAGCGTAGAGCCTCCAAGGCTTCGCGAATCTCGACGATCTGCGCATACAGCATCTGGAATTGTTGATCGGTCATCGACGGGAGGGCATATGAGCCGTTACTCGGTTGGCGAACGTGAGGGTCTGAGGTTTGACGGTGCCGCGAGGGCCGCCGTTGTGAACGCGAGCTAGGGTGACCACGTCACCGGCTTTCCACGCTTCCGGCGCCCAACGCTGAAGGTATCCGCTGACCACGCGCTTGGAGTAGTCGAGGTCGGCGCAGCGTGCATAGCTGCCAGACACTCGGCTGTCGGCGTGATATTTCCGGCTGATCTGGAGGGGACCAAGGCTCGCGCCTGAGTCTCCTCGAATGGAGCCACGCTTGCCTCCGGTCTCCACGATGTGGAGAGCGCGGAAGAAGTCGTCGCTCGGCTGCGCCATCAGAGGCGCGGCTAGTAGCAGTAGGGCTGTTGTTCTCATCGCGGCGCCGATCAAGTGAGAACCTCAGCCAGATGCGATCTTTTTCTTACAACGCTAGTGCAGGACTGCGTAAGTTGCTGCTCTGGCGATCTCTTCCGCCTTAAAATCTTGCACGCTCACACGTCCTGCGCATCCGCAAATGCATCGCTTCCGAAGTCACACGACAGCGGCTCGACCTTCGCGGCAACGTAGAATTGAGCCAGTACACCGGGGGTCTCCATTTCTGAATTGTCCAAGTACTGGTCGAACTTTGCGCCGGTCAGCCACAGCTTGGCGAAGGAAGGTGCCAGCGCTGATTTCCCAGAGTTCGCGGCGGCTGCATCAAGGTACAGGCTAAACCAAGCTACGGCCTCTCTCGTCATTCGATCCCATCTAAGGGTCGTAAGCCGTGCGTAGTTCCCAGATACCCCGCTGGGTAGGACAAAGGTTTTTTGGAAGGCCATATTTATGCGTAATCGACGAACCGTGCAGAAAGGCGCAAGTTTCCGGTACCCAAGGTTCCACCGTCATTTCGATAGATTACAACGACGGCGGTCGCGGACGTTGATGCTGCGGTCGCGAAGTCATAGTATCCGCAATAGATCGTGTCCTCAACAACGACGATTCCGGAATCCGGCTTTGCGGGGAACCCACGATCCGCGATATTCAGGCCGACCGTGACTGACGCAGTACCGCCTGTGATCGAGATCACCTCGTTGGTATCGTAGAGCGTCTTGACCTGACGGGACGAAACACCGCCGCCTAGCGTCAATCCAGTCGAACTCACGGCTGACGAGTTCTGGTTGATCATATTCCCAGAAGGAATCTGCGCATAGGTGTCGGTATTGACGCCACCTCCTGCCCACACGCTCCGAAGTCCTGTGTTATCGACCGCTCGCACGTAGAAGTATCCTGTAGCCCATATCGTTGCCGCGAGAATGACTTCGAGATCATCGACACGGTACTTTAGCGCTGCATCAGCGGCGGCTGTGCTGTCACTAGATGGTAGCGCATACTCGTAGTAGGCTACTTGAGGGCTTGTGGATGCCGTCCAGTTCACTCGCAACTGGCGCGACACTATCTGAGCGAACATATGCGGAGCGCGACCGTAACCTGCCGAGTTACCCGCCACGTAGGTCACCGATGTCGGAGCATTCGGGCCAGTCGTTCCGTTGGCTACTGTGATGCTACCCGTCACGTAGCTGGTAGAGACTCCGAAGTACGATATGCCAGACACACGGACATCGTAGCTGACGCCAACCTTGATGTCGGAACTGATGTAGTCGAGCTCGCGGCTACCTTCCATCTTCGACCACGTCAGATACGTGACCGTGTTGCCCGGCTTATACTCCAGCAGCGTCTCTCCTCCTGCCTGCACAAACTGCGCGCTCGGAGCTGACCACGAAACCTTGATTCTAGGAAGGACCGTGCCGTCGTTCTGGGTCAATTGCGTCGTTCCGTCTGCGGTCAGAGCAAGGTTTGTGGGAGGACTGAGAACGAACGGATTCGGCAACGTCGTCTGCGGCGTGTTCGCCACAGGCTCCTCGTCGGTCACCGACCAATCGTAAACGCTGCTGGCCGTCTCTCGCAGCGTCATATTGATGGCAAGATTGGGAGGTTCACCCTCGGACACAAAAGTCCAATCCATCACTTCAAACACCTTGTTCGTCCATCCGAACTTGGAGTTGGTGATCATCACCGTGTCACCCGCGCGAAGCTGCATCGCATCGAGCTTGAAGCGTGCGGTCATCGTCACTTCCTGCCGAGCTCGGCGCAGATCGATGCGAGCCAGACGCTGCGCGCAGGAGCTCGATGTCGTCATTGGAAGGACAACGTCGCGGAAGTAGCGGATGTTACCGTCCTCGGTATAGTAGGTGGCGGGCGCGACTTGCGGGAAGTCGGTAGCTTGCCACTCCGACTTGGCGCTTACAAAGACGCCCTTAACCGCGTTCACCCTGTCTCGCGCGCTAACCTTGGTCTGAACTTGAACCGCACCGGCAAGATCGGACTCGTTGAGCGTGACAGTCGGAATCCTGTAACCGGCAGCGTATGGTACGATCTTGCCGCTGCTGTACGAAATCAGCCCTCCCATTGCAGAAAGGAGCTTGCCAATGTTATCGTCTGGAGTCGCTCCGGTTGAGAGTACGCCATTCGCCTCGTAGCGTTTCTCGTAGACTACAGGACTTGCTGGAGCGATCTGCACGTTTTCATCGCAGATATTTGCTGCCGCGATGAACGCCGTATCATCCATTTCCGTTGCGTCCATACCCATTCCAAGGCGCGTGTCGGTGAGATAGTCGCGCAAGCACAGCGCGGCGTTTGCGGAGTAACCTGTCGTAGCCGTGCGCGGATCGTACACCTTCTTGCCCTTCACAATCGCCGTGACGTTTGGAATACCGCCGACCCAAACTTTCTCGCTCCAAGTCAGGCGCACATACAGGTATGCTATCCCGCGCAGGCGATGATTTGCCGTCCAAGCACCGTTTACCAAACCGGATGTTGCTGCCTGAAGATTGGTTTCTACCGTCTGCGTATCGCTGCCGAGCTTTTTGTAGATTTGAGCGAATCCTGTGAACCGTCCTGATGCGGCTGACCCAGATCCGGTCAGAGCGAGTTCGTCGTTAAAGTACACATCCCCTATCTCTTCGACTTCGTGACCGGCCAGCCCAATGATCAGGTGAAGGAACTCATTCTTCGTTCCGGTGGTCGAGATGTAGAGCAACGTTCCCGATACCTTCGTCTGTCCGTAAATAATCTGCCTCGGTGAGATAGGCGACCGCACCATCTGCGTCCTATCCGCTATGGAACTGTACGACGGCAGCTTCTTTTGCAGCAGCCGACTTGCTCCCATCGATGCTGCCGTGACCGCAACGAACTGCACGACATATGCCGCGCCCATTGCGAAGCCTACCGACATATTGATCCCAAAGTAGTAAGCTACTTTTAGAATCGCTTGAGCAATTGCGTAAACAGGCATATTTAAAGCCCCCAGCAAGAGGCGTTGTTAAGGTCTACAAACTCCAAGCCATCGCGTGCTACGAATGCTGCTGTTGATCCTATGCAGACTCCCAGTCCGATTCCGTTTCCAGTATCGCGCGCTATTACGTCTCCACGCTGCGCGAGTGCAATCGGCTTAGGTTCAAGACCGAGCTCGCGCGCCAGTTCCAAGATACCGCCAGCCTGATCAATGATCCGTTGCGCTCCGACACCGCTTGAGTAAGTGCCACGATAGGGCGCAGCAGGATCGCGACCTGTTACTCGATGCACCCAGTCAGCGGCAAACAGGCAGCAGTCGTTGCTGCCCCACTCGAAAGGCATTCTCCTGCGTTCCTCTATGAAGCTAGACAACAGCGACGGTATGTCGGGTGCGTTCATTGGTAACCCGATCCGCCCTCGGAGTCGTCGCCACTCCAATCCGTTCCCTGCGCCATATCCTGATTGCCCCAGTAAATCGACCGTTCCTGAATGTCATTCACGAACTCGCAGCCTACGTCGCCAGCAAATAGGGCCTGCTGTTCCTCGTCGGTGTACCGTGTTTCTCGGACGCGCTTGAAATCCATCAGGCGCGATTCCGCCGTCATAATGATCTCAGCAGACTCACCATCGTCGCTAATCTGCATCACATCCATCTTGCCCTGAAAAACGGTGACAGGCGATGCGATCAAAGTGCCTGCGGTTGGAGAGAGCGCGCCAAAGGCTATGCTGCACGACCTGCCCTGATAATTCTCAGTCAAAGCCAACGCGACGCTCGCAGTAGGAACGCCAGAGAGCTTCATCGATATACCGCGTGCAGCGAGATCGGTTGTCTCTTCAAACGCCGAAATCGTTCCGAGCGTCCCAATTCCAAGATACGTAACGCCGCTGTATGACAGGGGTCCATATCCCGACCAAATGTAGACTGGTGTGGTGAACTGTAGGTTGGCTAGCAAGATAGGGACGAGTTGTGTGGCGCTGACCTCAGCAACCATACTTCCCGACATCGTGCGTCCTGCCGTCGTGATGCTCATCAGGCTACCTCCTCAATGATGCCGAAGTTGACCCCATACATCTTTGCCGTGTCGATCTGCCAGTTGACGTTGTTCTCCATCAGCCGAAAGACGCCCTTGGCGTTGGAATACGTGATGGCGGTTCCTGCCGCATAGCTCGAACGCAGCACCGGGAAAAGGTCCACAGAACTCGACGAATTGACCTGAATGACCTTGTAAAGTGACGTTCCGATTTGCAGCCAATCTCCAACTGCAAAAGTGCCCGTGGCACCTGCGAATGTCAGCGTGCTCGTATTCGCCGTTGCGGTCGATACCGTCAGCGTTCCCGTAACCGAACCCCTAGCTGTCGGGTTCGCGTAATCTTGGAAGTAAAACGTGCCCTTCGTCGCAGCAAGGAGGAAGCTGATTACAGCCTCTGCGTCTGCACGAACCATAGGAGGACACTCTACCTGACCCATCCACGCCTGCCCCGGCCAGTTGTACTGCTGAATCTGGAGCGTGTACGGAGACACATTCCGCGATGTCGCGCTGATGCCGGTGAGCGACAGCGTCGATAAGCGGAACGGCGACGGTGGTGTTAGTGGGTACGTTAATGGCATCGTTAAGCGAAGGCGGCTCGGTATGCTCCACCACGGCGAACCATATCAGGAATCTCGGCCTTCATCCGCCTGCGTTCGCTTTCTAGGATCGGAACAAGCTCGGCCTTGGTCACACCAGCCGCAATGTTGTAGGTAATGTTCACGCCACCGGCAGCAGCCGATCCACCGAGCGACTTGTTGGGAACGATAGAGCCAGAGGTGCGAGGTACAAAGAGCTCCGGTCCTTTTTCGCCAACAACGTAAGGCGATCCGCTGCTGACGGGGCCGCCGTCTGCGCGGAAGCCGGCAATGATCGCACTTGAGATAGCTCCAGCGAGTGGCGCGGTAATGGTCTGCTGAAACACAAGACGCACCAAATCGCGCGCAAGCGCCTTGAGCACATCTCCCAGCTTCTCACCAGAGAAGATTGCGTCCTCAAAGGCACCGGCAAACGCATCGCCAACCATTTTGGCAGACTTGGCGACCTCGTTGTTCTTCAGCTTAAAGTCCTCCAAGTCCTTGCCTATTGCTTCGCGCGCTAGCCTCGCCTCCTTGACGGTCAGAAGGCCCTCAGCCTCCAGTTTGTTAACCTCGGTCAACTGCTGAGAGTACACGCGGAACGGATCAGCAAGCTTACGGTATGACTCTGCCTTCTGATCCACTTGCTCGGCTTCGCTCTTCGCCTTGTCCCTAGCCTTATCCGACTCGTCGTTCGCTTTGCGCTGCGCAGCCAACAACGCATCGAAAGCATCTTCCTGTTTCTTTAGGCCGGAAGCCGCAGCCGCAGCGCGCCGCGCCGGATCGCGAGGATCATCCTTGAGCCTAGAAAGAAGCTCCGCGTCGGATCGCGCCTGCGCCATCGCGGCCTGTGTCTGCGCATCTAACTCCGAGACGGCTGGAGGCGTGACTGGCGGACCAGCAGGAGTCGTAGGAGCACCTGCCGCACCTGCTCCTTTGCCTCCAGCTCCACCGAACATCATCTGAATTGCGCCGGGGAGTGACAGCTTGCTCAGGATCGGGCCTGCCTTCGCGCTGAACAACAGTAGTTCAGCACCAAGCACCTTCACCCGCGTCCACAAACGCTCAAGTTTGTCTCCTGCCTCATCCAGCGATGCCAACTGCTCCTTGCTGAGCATCAGCCCCTTCATATCCTGACCGAGCTTTTCGATTGAGCCGGATGCGAGTTGGTCGATGACCTCGCGCATCTTGGGACCAATGCGAGCACCGAAGATGTCGGAGGCTATGTTCATCGCCTCCTGCTCGTTCGACGCAGACTTGATCGCCTTAGCAATTACCTCAAACGCTTTGTCCAGCGAAACAGCCTGAAGCTCGGCAGCGGTTAGGTTGAGCTTCTGAAACGTTTTGATCGCCTCCTGATTTCCGGAAGCGGCATCCGTTATCTTGGAGCGCAGCGCCTCCGCTGCCCTAGCCATCTGCTCCATACCGACTCCGCTCTCCCTGCCTGCGTAGCCCAGAGCCTGAAAGGCATCTGTGCTCAGACCGGCAGCGCGAGCGGTGTCGTTTATGTATCCGCCAAGGTCGATGATGCTTTTGCCGAAAGCGATGACGCCGCCAACACTAAGCGCAGCGCCGAATCCACCGAGCCCCTTATTGATGGCGGCTCCTGTATTCGCTGCCATCGAGGCAGTCTTCTGAAGCGTGTTCTGAACCGAAGCAAATGCAGCGCGCGTCGCATCGACGGCCCTGATGATGAATGAGGCTTCTGCTGCCATTTCAGGATTTCCGTTTGTTGCTGTATTCGATGTACGCGATCCAGCCCGTCATCTCAGATGCAGGCATCTCCAACACTTCGTGAGCGAACTTGCCGAGCCTCTCAGCAATTGCGTACACGGCGACGAAGTCGGCTGCTTCGCCGCCGTGCATCAGTTTTTTAACTCATCGACGCTAGGGGCTGAGTCGGAGAGGATCGCATTGGCTACGCGCGCCACAACGTTGGAATCGGCCTTGTTCAGCAAGGTGTGCCGATGCTCCAACGTGAAGAGCTTGTTGCCTGCCTCATCAGTAGCCTTCAGCAACACGATATCCACCAGCAACTCCATATCGCTGTCCTTGGACTTGCGGTAGACTCGGTTCTTCTCGGCCAAGGTCATTGGGGTCGCGAAGATGGTTAGCTTCCACTCCGGAACCTCAATGCGCTTGATGCCGAGCGAATTGAAGTGATCTCTGATGCGGTCAATAGCCTCCATAATTCAGTCCTCAGGCAGTAGCGGTGGCGAGAGTGCCGGTGCCTTCAATCGAGATGCTGCCTTCGACCATACCGTCGAACGCGGCGGACACATCGAACTTGGTGACGATGCCGCCTCCGGTGTAGTAGTAAGCTCCAGTAGCCGAGCCTTCGGGATAAAGGTTCACCGTGACCGATGCGCCCATCGTCAGCGTGAGCTGACCGGCATCGAGCTCATCCCAGTAGAGGTCGCCGGAGACGCTCCAAGTGCGCATCGTCGCCTTGCGCGTGCGATAGATATCCCCGATCACCGAGTCCTCTACGGTGTCGGAGCTATGGGAAAGCGAGTAGTTGCGCAACTCGCCAACGGTGGTGGAACTGATTCGGAGCGTGCCCTCGCGGCCAAGATGGTTAGCCATTTTAATCGGTGGTTAAGTAGATAACGTTGAAAGTGTGACGGGCCGCCCCCCAGCGACGATCCTCGTCGGTCTCTATCGTATACTCGACGTTTGTTAAATTCACGTCCCTGCAATTTCCGGAGAGCGTAACGTCAGCGAGCACCGCGGCTTCCACCGCATCTGAGCCTGCATCGAAGAGGTCGTCAATGATCGTCGTGGACGTTTCAATCGTGAAGTAATCGACGATCAAACGAAGCTGGCGATACTGCACACGATTCGCTGGCGCAAGCGAGCGGACATCGATCTGCTCCTGAATCGCGTACACGGCACACGCCGGGAATGATGTTGCTGCGATGGTGTTGTTCCGGCCCCTAAAGACGTTCGCGGTGGGAACGACTCCAGCCGTAGTAAGCTTGTTGGCGACTGCATTGCGAATGTTTGTGCGCGTGCTCATCAGGGTTCATCGTTCATCTCAACCTTGCCCGTGTTTGAGACCTTGGCGAATCCTAGGTTGACCGCCTTTCTCTCAACCACCCGCTTCAATTTGTCCAACGTGATCTTGGTGCGAAGCCTGAGCGCGCCTTGCATCATCCGGTTGATATCGTTGATCGGCATCTTAATGCCCTTGGCAGTAGCTCGGAAGTATGACTGCTCTCCTCCAACGTTCAGGTATGCATCTCCCGCCCTAGCTTCGTGTCGCTTGATCCAAGCCGGAACTCGGATTCCGCACTTGCTCGCGCCTATCGCGAATCCGGCCTTGTGCCAGCCGACTCGGTCGTACAGCAGGCGCAGATAGGCATTCAGATTTGCCCCACGAACCCACATTTGATCCTGCACCTTCTGCCGACCAATAGTGCTCCGCGAGACCACACCTGTACGTCCCCTCTTGTTCTGGAACTGCTTGTGGAAGGCGCGCATCTCTTCGATAGAAGCCGATGGCTTCCAGAAGCGGCGCATAATGCGGACGTTTTTGCTCTGCTCCCAACCTAGGTTCACGCTCAACGTCTCGGTCGAGTTGTTGCGCGGAGGGTTAAGCTTGCTGGCTCCGATCTCTTGGAAGAGGCCGATGGTCTTGTAGCTTTTGCTGATGGTCTTGTTGCCGCCAAGTACCAGATCGGTCAGGATGGCGTTCTGTCCCTGCTTACGAGCCTGCGGCGACAGACCTCGACGGCTCGGATTGCCGCTAGGATTCGGTCCCTTGTTCTGATTGGTCGTAGGAGGGATGATCATCATCAGGATTTTGCAGACGTTCCCGCTCTCCTGCTTGATCACCTTGCCTTGATCCACCTTGACGCTCTGCGCCAAGCGTTCGAGCGCCATCTCCAACGTCCTAGTGTTGCTCTCGATCTTGATCATATCTGCTGGCAGATATCGATCTTGCAGCCGACGCCCTCCGGATCGTATGCGATTCGCTCGACAAAGTACGTTACCCCAGACCGCACCAACGTCGTCAGTAGCTGAGGAGTGGTCGGAACCTGATTCAGCGTGAAGAAGATCGAGTGCTTTACCTCGCCCCTCCGTTGATCTTCAAAATCGGAGAAGTCATTCGACGAGCTATTCCAAACCCCGGTCACCACAGCGCCGAGGTACGAAAAAGTCAGGCCGGCTGACTCGCAGATGGCCGAGAAATCATACTGTAGCTGATCGGGCGGGAAGTCGCGCATCGCCATACCCTTGAGCGATTCGTAAGATTTAACCGGGGGCAGGCGCCTCTGAAACCTTGTCGTCGTATAGGTAGGTGTGCAGCACCTTGGAGAGGTGGATTTCTCCGGTAGCATCCATCACCAGATGCTTCGCCCACGCCCAGTCTTCTCCATAGTTCGACGCCGGGAATCGAACCCGCCTAGCCATCTCACCGCGCCACGCGCAGACGTGCCAAGCGCTGCGCTTAAAGGACGGCTGCGCAAATGGCTCGTTGGGATGCTTCAGCGAGAAGGAGCATATGGCTGCGGTTCCATTCACAATCGCGCGTTGGTCAAACGTGATCACCGATGTCCTCGGCGTTGCGATAGCAATCGTGTCGGTCAGCAATTGGAGATAATCGTCTGACACCATATCGTCGTCATCGCAGAACGCGACGAACTGACCGCGTGACATCTGCACCAAGGCGTCCCGCTTCTCGCCAATGGTGCGCATCCGATTGTCTAGGAAGGTAAGAATCTCGACCTTGCCGGGATTCTCCAGCTTGGCGACCTGCGCCTCCAGAATCGAAAGCAGCGGACAGAGGCAGCTTACAATTCGCTTAGGCGTTGCTGGAATCAGGACGGAGAGTGCTGGAGTGTGCATTCTGGTGCGTCAGGGTTGCGGCTGCGGAACAAAGCAAGACCGGCGTCGAAACGGGACTTCTGGTTATTGTGGCGATAGGTATTGTCCATTGGCGCCTTGTTGAAGAGCGGATGCATATGTTCGAACGTGATCGAACCGCGAGCGTCGATGATCACGTTGTCCCGCGCGGCGCGATACGAGAACTCATTGTCGGAGAACACAGACTCGTAGCCTTCGTGGAAGAGCTCTCGACCCTGCTGCTCATACCGAGCGCTAGAGAGAATCGCCATACACAGCAGATCGTCCTTCCTTCCGCCATCTGACACCGCAATGACGAACGGTTCCTTATCGGGATCGCGACCCTTGCAGGCATCCAACAGCAGCGTGTCCCATCCCTTGGCTGGCATCCAATCGTCGGAAAGCTGAACCAGAATGCTTCCAGATGCTAGCCGCGCCGCTCCATTCCACGCCGATACGCAGCTTTGCTTGGGACTGACATACGAGATGAACTGCTTGCTCATCTCCAAAGTGGATTTGTCGTCGGCATCGACTCCAAAGATGTGCTCCACAATCGCTGGGTTGTCCGCTAGGTGCAGCCAAGTCTCGCGCGTCTGAACAGCCTTAGACGGTCGCTCTCGCGTTGCGTGCAGCAGGCTGATCTTCGGCCTAGCTCCTTCGTGATATTGCATCTGATAGAGCTCGGCAGCGGAGCGGTTGCCAAAGGCTCGATTGGCTCGCGCCGCAAGATCGTATCCTGCCCATCCGTACCACTTCGCTTCGTGAGTCCAAGGCCGATCCTTGGTCAACGGCTCCCGAAGGTTGTTCATCTTCTCTGCCCAGAACCGCGCCTTCTCGTAGTCATTGAACTCGAAATGAAGCAACACCAACGCCGCGAGCGCCTCCCGGCACCAAGGATAGATGCCGTGCGCTTCCATCAGCATCACATTGGCGTCCTTGCGCGAGTTACTCAGCTTGGCTAGGTTGATCAGAGTCTCGTATCGGAATGCCTTCTGGAGATTGGGGAATGCCAGCGCGATCCGGCCATACTCTGCTGCCGCCTCTCGATTGCCGCAGCAGAAGTGCTCCTGATGGATATAGAAGTACTGGGTGGCCGCTTCGCGCACCGAGTTGGCTAGGATGCGAAGGTTCCGCTTCCGGTTCTCCTTTTTAATCTCCAACGGAGAATGCAGCCACACAGGAGCAGGCCAGTCTTCGTACTTGTCTCCTTCAAGCAGCATCAGGTTTTCGTGTACTGAATGATGCCATTTACGGCCAGATCGGAATGCTTCCAGCCGTACAGCGCGCTCACGGTACAGCTTCTTGTTGGTGCCGCGAACATCATAGAGGCACCGAACCATCTTCAGTTCAGGAGCCGCCAGCTCCAGCTTCGACCGAAACTCAGCGATGTCGCCCTCAAAAAGGTCATCGCAGTCGCACCAGATAAGCCAGTCTCCGGTAGCCAAACTGAATGCGTGATTACGCGCTGCCGCAAAGTCATCTACGTGCGTCCACGACTCGCATCCGATAGCGTTCTGGTACTCGGCTCGCCGCAACTGGAGATTGCGTTCGCGGCACCAAAGCTCTGCCAGACCCATCGTACCATCTGGCTTGGTAGCTCCAACCGCTCGCACCAAACATAGCTCTTCAAACAGCCCTTCAAATGACCGGAGCATCCGCAGGATGTGCTGCTCCTCGTTACCGGCGATGACACAAAGTGAAATGCGCATAAGGCTCTGGACGCCGTCAAAAAGAAACCCGCGCTCCGGTAAGGGAACGCGGGTCGAGCTTAGGATTCTATCCTAAGTGTAGCTTAGGCGTACTGAGTCGCGATCAACTGCCCCGCGTTCGGGTTCACGACCTTCTCGGACACGTACTGAGCCGCGCGGACGATGTTCGACTTGATGCTCTCGTCGCGGTACGTGAACGTGCCGATGGCAGGCCCGTACTCCGACCAGTTCAAGGTGAACCCAGCGCCGCCCCCGAAATACCCAGCGCCGCCTTCGGTGACCGTACCGACCCAGATGTAGGTCGTGGGCCAGACGTTGGCCGAGGAATAGGCAACGCCCTCCGGAGCGGTGTCGTAGGACGCACGACCGATCAGAACCTCGCTCACGCCGAAGACCTGAGCAGCCGCTTCGGTCGAGGCATTGAGGATCGTGTCGCTGCTGATTCCGACGCCCCGCAAGCGATTCTGGAACTTGGTGCTCGCACGGGCACGGGTCCACACCTGATACGGGATGACGACACGCAGGTTGTTGGCAGACTCACCGAGCGCCAGCATACGGTCGATGGCAAGTTGAACGTCCTCACCGATGTCGAACGTCGCCAGATTCGCGGTCGTGTAGGCCACGCCGGAATTGGTGGAGGTGAAGTTGGAGGTGTTGAAGATCTGGCCCTGCACGCGGAGTTCGTGCGCGAGCAGCAGCTTGCGCCGCGCCAGCTTGGCAGCGATGACCTCAACGTCGAAGAAGCGCAGCATATCCGACGTAACGGTATCGTCCACAGCCTCCTCATAACCCCACTCCTGAGCCAAGTAGCTTTCGTACTGGAACGCGCGCGTGCCGCGAGCGAACGAGGAGTACGGAGCGCGAGGCTTGACCTCGGACTTGAGCAGTTGGCCCTGCTGGAGCTTGAAGGAAGGATACTGACCGGCGCGAACGGGAACGTTTAGGACCGGCATCACGCGGGTGCCGATCAGATTCGTTTCCCAGTCCTTCGCCTGTTCCAGAACACCAGCGATGTCGCCGCGATAGATAGCGGCCGTATTGGAATACATTGTAGGTAAAGTTTAAGGTTAGATGTTCTTCGGAATGAACTCGATGACCGCGCCAGCGCCGGACGTAGTCGTCATCGACTTGCCGACAGTAACGGTGCCGGTGATGGCGAGCAGGCCAGAGGAGCCAAGGAAGAGGGTGTCGCCAACGGTCACGGAGCCAGAGGTCAGCGTGCCATTGAGCGTGCCATTGTTGGTGAAGAAGGCCACGGTGACGTAGTCGCCAGAGGCCGCATCGACGGTCGCGATGCCGTCGCAAGCGGTGGAGGTCGAGAGACCAACGCCGCGATTGGTGGAGATCACCACACCGAGAGCGTGCGTGATGACGGTATTGGCAAGGAACGTGCCCGTGCCGACGTAATTGGTAGCCATTGTAGGTTTGGGTTAGAACTTAATGATTTCGCCCTGCGAGACACGCTGCCGGTAGGCGGCGTACTCGTTGGCGTGATTCTGGATGCAGAACGCCATCGCCGCAGCGAAGTCGCCCTTGAGTTCATCCCGCTTGGCGCGCAGAAGGTTTTCGAAGACTTTCGGCTCCTCCTTCTTGGCAGCGGGTTCCGCCGAGACAACCGGAGCCGCAGGGGCACCAATCGATTTGGCGAATTCTTTGAGCGCCAACTCAGCCGCTTTATTCGCGGCAAGCTGCGCCACATCAGCCTGCGAGCTCATCGCAGCCTGCTTGTCCTCGGGCTTCGGCATACCAGATTCCAGTTTGGAAAGGCGCTCCGAAATGCCCATCATAGCGGATTCGATCATACCCGCGATCTGCTTCTTAACGTCGTCATTCATAGGGATGGTGATTTCAATCTCAGGTTTCTCCTCCTCGGGCGTGTTGCCCTCGGCGGTCTGAAAAGCTTTCATTTTGCGCTCAAACAAGCCGTCCTTGTTTGCCGCTGGGTCCGACACCAGATCGACGGAGTAAATCTCCGAGCACCTCTGGAGCATCGTTTTGTCTTCTCCAATCTCCACCTTCCCAGAGAAGGCAATGGATAGGCCGAACGTGTCGGGAATCTTCTGCGCGATCTCTAGGATGTAGGCACGATGCGGCGAGTTCTCCAACAGATGGAGGTCTCCGATCAGCTTCGGTCCCGCGATCTTAAAATTGTCAACATAGCCGATGATATCCCCGGCTCCTCCGGAGTGATCGAGCTTCACCTTCAAGCCGCCCTCGTACTGCTCAGCAGCCTGCTTCACTTGCTGTAGGGTCTTGCCGTCTACCATAACCCCGTGACCCAGAGCAGGGCCTTCGCTGATCAGGGAGACGCCACGGATAACGCCGGATTCGGCGTCGATTGCGCCCTGCGCTACGGCAAAGGTGATTGCAGGCTTCATCATTTAATGAAGACCTTTGTCAAGATTGGCAACAGGACGGCAATCGCAGCCAAGGCTCCGATCCACTTCCAGATGTGACGTTCGTGAGCTACGATCTTGCGCTCGATCCATTCCACGCGAGTCGCCAGTCCCCTGTGACCCATCTCTTCATCCCCGATGATCGCCTTCTCGATACGCTCGACCGAGGTTTGCAGCTTATCAAAATTCTCTGGTGTCATTTGGAGCGGGTGAGTTGATGCCGCACGCCAAGCCAGAAGTAGACGCACGCGAAAGAGACGGTCAGGATTTCAGGCTGTAACCCAGCCAGTTGATCCGCCGGTCGGCTCCAGATGTACCAGCACGCGCCGCCCACCATCAGCGGGCGCACCATCTGCGTCGAGAAGGCAGCGATGGTCATCAGACCGTGCATCCAGTTCGGAGCGGTAGGCGGCGGCGTGTAGCCAGTCCCAGCCGTACCCTCGACTGCCTTGGCAAACGCCTCGACCTCTGCGATGGCGATTTGCTTTTCCTTGAGCGCGGCGATCTCTGCGATGCGGCGCTTACTCGCTGACCATTCCTTGAGCTCGGCTACGCCGGACCCGAGGATTTGCGTAACGCCGCCGAGGAGTGTACCACCGGCGGCAGAAGCGAGGAACGAGAGAAGGCTCATCGTCAGCAACCGGATAGGATGCCGACGACAAGCAGCAGCCCGACGCCGAGCGTCGCAAGCTGCACCTTCGTCAACAGATCAATTTTCCTTTCCGCCGGTAGACTCGACCAGCGGGACAAGAGTTCGGAGAGCTTTTTCAATGATTTCGTGTTCAGCTCGCGTACCACGGAACTGAGCCGCAGCTTGAGCGAGGATTTCGAGTGCCTGTTTAGGATTCGGATTTTGGTCCATAAATCACTTCAACGCGTCAAATCACCGTTCAACAAGGACGCTGATCACTACGTTGCGCGGCGGAGCAATCGGCGTAACGACGTTAATGCTGATTGTATTCGACTCGGCCGAGCCCGCAGAATTGGTTGCCCGCGCGCGATAGACGCCGCCATCCGAAAGGGCGGCGGAGGTGATGACGTAGGTGCTGCTGGTGGCGCCGGAGATCGGCGACCCGTTCTTCAGCCATTGCCACGCGATCGGCCCCGTGCCTTCCGCAGTAGCCGTAAACGTCACCTGCTGCGTGGTGTTAATCGTCAGCGCATCGTTCGTTTGTCCGAACGCCGCCGAAATCAATCCAAGCAAAAACGAGATGAGTTTCATCGGCTACTTAGTTAGGCTTTGGTCAGTCCGAGATTGGTGGCGATGCAGTCGAGCTGGTACGGCTCGTCCTCGGTGATCGGACCGGCGGCCCAGTTGTCCCACTGGTCCTCGGTCATATTCACGTTGCCGTTCTT